AAAAGAGTTATTAAAGGTACTTGGTAAGAGTACAATGGGAAAAAAAATCTTAACAATGTTAGGCATAGGCGGAGGAACCGCAGGCGGATTTAAATTTGGAATGGATGTAGCACAGGAGAAACAAAAAGCATTAGATTCAATGGTAAAAATGAAGAGAGGCGGTATTGTTGCACCAAAAATGGGCGGCAAGCCCAGTCACAAAGCCAAAAAAAGTTCTAAGTCTATTGCAAAAAAATATTTCAAGGGTACATTCTAGTTAGTGGAACTAACCAAGGCTTTAAAACATATTATAAATAAAATTGACTCTGAAATAGAGAATAGAAAAAATGCTTTTGCTGATGGTAAGATTATTAAAGATAATTTTGAAAAATCAGTTGGGCAAGTTAGAGGTTTAGTTCTAGCTAAAGAAATAGTACGAGAAACTGCTAAAAACATAGAGGAACTAGATGACTAACACAACATTTAAACTAGAAGAGGTAGAATTAAAAAACAATAACTACCCAAGACCAACAGGTCACAGAATTTTAATCAAAACTTTAGATATAGCCAACAAGACTAACATGGGTATCTACTTACCCAGCAAGTCAATCGAAGACCACAGGGCTATAGCATCTATAGGTAAAGTCATAGAACTTGGCGGAGACGCATACAAGAGAGAAGACATGACACAACCTTGGTGTAAAGTTGGAGATTACGTCATGTTCGGAAAATATGCTGGACACCGTTTTAAATACGGTCAAGCAGAATTACGAATCATGAACGATGACGAGATTCTGGGCACAGTCCCAGATGTAAGTGAAATAAGTTAATTTCACTTTTATCAACTAGCTACATTTTTGTAGCGTACAATCCTTAGGAGAAACCTATGCAAGTATTACACGATACTTCGGATAAAGAAAAAAAGCCGATGAAAATAGTTCCTGAAGGGGATACTGAAAAAATGGAAGAACTCAATACTGAAGAAGCTATTGAGACCATGGAAGCGATAGACCCAGAAGAAACTATAGACGCTGCTGATGAAAATCAAGAAGCGGTAGAGGAAGAAGTCGAAGAACCTCAAGAGGAGGCAGAAGAAGAAAAAGAAGCTGCACCGAAAAAAAAATCAAGACTACAAAGAAGAATAGACGAACTGGTTAGAGAGCGTTCAGCAGAGCGAGAAGAAAAAGCAAGACTGGCTGCTCAAATTGCTAATCTAGAAAAAGAAGTACAAAGAAAAAATACTCTTAATACAGATTACAACACACTCCAGCAAGACTATTTTGAAAATCAGATTAAATCTGCAACTAAAACTTTAGAAGCTGCTAGAAGTGCTTATCGAAGTGCTAAAGAAACTGGCAATACGGATGAAGAGATAAAGATTGCAGAGGAGATAGCTGACGCAAAGTTTGAGTTGAAAGACTTGGAGCGACAAAAACATTTGTTTGATAGAAAGCAGAAAGCAACTGCACAACAACCCGAACAAGTGCCACAACCCGCACCAACACAACAACCGCAACCACAACAGCAAGTTCAGCCTGACCCAAGAGCACTTCAGTGGGCACAAGTTAACACTTGGTTTGGACAGGATGCAGCTAAAACGGGAGCGGCATACGCAATCGATGCTCAGTTGAAAATGGAAGGGTATGACCCCTCATCAGAGGAATATTATTCCGAATTAGACAGGCAGTTAAGTGTAGCTTTTCCAGATATGAAGAAGAGCACAGCTAAACCCAAGCAAGTCGTAGCGAGTGTATCTCGTGCACCATCCGCACCTAATAACAAAGTATCTTTGAGTAATAGTCAAATGGCAATGGCTAGAAAATTAGGTGTGCCCTTAGAAGAATATGCCAAATTTGTTAGGAATGCAAATGACCAATAAAAATATATCGTCTGGTGTGAAAAGTTCTAGAACACATCAGAAACGCAAAGTAACTTATACACCTCCTTCATATCTAGATGCTCCAAAGCCAAATGATGACGGCATTAAATATCGTTGGCTGCGAGTGAGTATGGGTGGGGAGGATGATGCCCGAAACATAGCCAAGAAAAAACGTGAAGGTTATGAGTTCGTTAGAAAAGAAGAACACCCCGATTTTGATGTCCCCGTACATGAATCAGGAAAGTACGCTGGAGTGATTGGTTCTGGAGATTTAGTTCTCGCTAAGATACCAGTTGAAATGGCAGAGGCTAAGAATGAGTATTATCAAAAGAGAACTCAAAGCCAAACCGATGCTGTGGATGCTGATATTCTAAAGGAACAACATCCTTCGATGCCAGTAACACAACAGCGTAAAAGTTCTGTTTCTTTTGGAAAGAAAAAAACAGACGACTAACATTTAGTATGGGGTTGTTTATTAACTTTTAATTTATCATAGGAGATGAAAACATGGCAAATGTAGATGCTGCTTTCGGAGCAAGACCTGTCAGACATCTTACTGGTGGACAAATTAGAGCTAACGAATACAAAATAGCATCTGAGACATCATCAAATATTTTTACTGGTGATTTCGTAAAATTACTAGCAACAGGTTACATTGATGTAGCCGCAGCTGGTAACAGAATCTTAGGAGTATTCGCAGGCTGTCAATATACCGCCACAGATGGGGAAGTAAAATTCGCAAGATATTTCCCAACAGGTACAGCTACACAAGGTGGTGGCGATGTCACTGCTTACGTTTATGACGACCCCAATATTGTATATGCAATTCAATCAGCAGGTTCTGCTGACTTTGCAGATATTGGAAACTTAGCTGACCACGTTGCTGGTACAGGTGATACCAGCACAGGACAATCAAAGTTCGAGATTTCAGGTACAACTGGAACTGGAACCGCAGGAATGAGAATCCTCGGTAAGTATGAAACACCAAAAAACGAATTCGGGACTAACGGTATCCTTGAGGTTGTAATTCATGAGCATGAATTAAACCAACACATTGATGCTGACGGCACCGTGGGCGTATAAGGTTAGGAGAATAAAACATGGCTGTTATTTCAAGAAGTCAACTCGTAAAAGAGTTGGAACCAGGTCTCCACGCCTTATTTGGTTTGGAGTACAAGCGTTGGGAACGTGAACACGCAGAAATCTTTACTGAAGAGACATCAGATAGAGCATTCGAAGAAGAAACACTATTGACAGGATTTGGTGCTGCACCAACAAAGTCAGAGGGTTCTTCTGTAGAATTTGATACTGCTGCTGAACAGTGGACTGCAAGATATGTGCATGAAACAATTGCACTAGCTTTTGCAATCACTGAAGAAGCGGTAGAGGATAACCTCTATGATACTCTTTCAAAGAGATATACTGCAGCATTAGCACGTTCTATGGCTTACACAAAACAGGTGAAAGCTGCTAACGTATTAAACAATGCATTTAACTCTAGCTTTACAGGTGGAGATGGTAAAGAGCTTTGTGCTACTGACCACCCAACCCTAATGGCTGGAACACAATCTAACGAACCTTCAACTGCTGCTGATTTATCTGAATCATCACTAGAAAACGCAATTATCCAAATTGGCGGTTTTGCAGATGACAGAGACATCCCAGTAGCTGTGCAGGCTCGTAAGTTAGTTATACCAAAAGACTTAGCATTCACTGCTCAAAGAATTTTGAAGAGTGATTTAAGAGTTGGTACAGCAGATAACGACACAAACGCATTAAGAACTATGGGTATGCTCCCAGAGGGTTATGTAGTAAACCACTACTTAACTGATACTGATGCGTTCTTTATCTTAACTGACTTAACAAACACAGGTCTAAAAATGTTCCAAAGAAGACCACTGAAGACTTCAATGGAGCCAGACTTTGAAACAGGAAATATGCGATTCAAAGCATCTGAAAGATATTCTTTCGGATTCTCTGACTGGAGATGTATCTTCGGCTCACCAGGAGCATAAAGTACGCAATAAGGGGGGTTTGTCCCCCCTTATCCTTATTAACAAGTTACATAGACTGCAACAGCAGACGATATAGAGACTATGTAACGAGGTCTATATAACCAAGGAGGTTTAAAATGGCTAATACAACTTTTTCAGGTCCAGTTCGCTCAGAGGGCGGATTTAATGTAGTCAATAAAAACGCTACATCTGGAGCATTCACAGAGACAGGTTTCTCTGTAAACTCAACTGGTCAACTGGTTTCTATGGGGACTAGAAAGATTCAATCTTTTGCTGGTACTCTAGCAGCTACAAACGCAGCGGCAACTGCTTACGCAGATAATGACTGCCTAGTAGAGTTAGGTACTCTTAATGTAGATGCACCAGATGGTTTGGTTACACCATCAAAGATTTTTATTCACAGAGCTTTGGTTGGTATTACAACTGCTGCAGGAGAAACACTTGCAGGTAACTTAGCACTTAGTTCTACTTCTGGAACAGCAACTAACGCAGCTGTATCGGGAACAGAAATTGTGGGTGCTGGTGTAACATCATTTAATGAACAGTTAAGTGCTACACAATCTATTACTGAGATAGATATCAACTTTAATAACACTGCTGGTAATTATCACATTTTTGTTCCAAACGTAACTGCAGCGGTTGCAAACATACATCTGTATGCTAGAGCAACAACTACAGTCAACGCTGATATTACTGCAGGTAGATTTACAGTCGAGTTAGAATACTCAGTATATTAAAATGCACATTTGTAAATACATAGCTTTGCTCCTCTTCATTGTGAGGAGCGAGGCTAAAATGATTTTAGGAGGTAGAAGATGGCAGATGCAGTAACATCCCAAACTATTGGAGATGAAGTTGGTGCAAAGAATATATTAGTAAAGTTAACTAACATTTCTGACGGCACAGGCGAAAGCACAGTTACTAAGGTTGACGTTTCTGCTCTTGCAAAAGATAGCAACGGTGAGTCTTGCTCAAGAGTGGCAGTGCAGGAAATCTATTATGATATATTTGGAATGCGTGTGGACCTATTGTGGAATGCAACATCTAATGTAGTTTGTAAAACACTAGGTGCTAATGGTGCTTTAACTTCACAAGGTTACATGGACTTTAGAGATTTTGGTGGTATTACAAACAACGCTGGGTCTGGTGTTAATGGAGATTTACTCCTAACAACAACAGGTCACACCAGTGGAGACCACTACACAATTATTTTAAAATTAAGCAAAACATACTAGGATAAACAATGGCAACATCAGGAACCCGTACCTTTACATTAGCAGTAGACGAAATCGTAGAAGAGGCATTCTCCAGAATTGGAGGAGAACCTCAGACTGGTAAAGAAGCACAGCAAGGTAGAAGAGCCTTAAACCTTTTGTTGCAGGAGTGGCTGAACAGAAGCGTGCAGTTATGGACTGTTTCACCAGCCTCTCAGAGTTTAACAGCAAACACAGCTAGTTATACTTTAAATTCTTATACTGTTGACATAGAAGAAGCCGTTATCAGAAAAACAAACTCGGATAACACCGTGACTGACTTTGAGTTAGAGAGAATAAGCAGAGATGATTATCTCAATATTCCCAACAAGTCAGATACAGGTAGACCGAGCCAGTATTTCTTAGACAAGCAGTTAACCCCTGTTGTCTTCTTGTATCCAACACCCGATGACTCTACAGATGTTTTAAGGTTTAACGAAAGAAAGAGAATAGAGGATATCACCGCTGCAACAGAGAATGTAGACATTCCAGACAGGTTTCTACCCTGTGCAATTAGCGGATTAGCTTACTATTTAGCTCTGAAGAGACCTCAGATTGAAATACAAAGACGACAAGAATTAAAGGTTTTGTATGAAGAAGAGTTTAACAGAGCAATGCAGGATAATAGAGAAAAGGTTGACTTAATCATCAAACCTGATTTAAGATACAGAATATGAAATACGCAACTGGTAAATATGCTAAAGCAATATCAGATAGAAGTGGGATGGCTTATCCCTACAAAGAAATGCGTAAGGAGTGGAATGGCTCTTTTGTTCACAAGTCAGAATTTGAAGAGAAACATCCTCAACTAGAACCAAGAAAACACAAACCCGATGCACAGGCTTTAAAAGATGCAAGCCCACAAAGAAAGCTGGGCACCGCAGATAAATTAGAAAACGGGACAGTATCTAGTTTATTAGCTTCATTGGGAGTGACGAGTGCAGACAGAAAGATAGTGGGAACATTTACATCAGCAAACGCATCCCCACTGGCAACAGCCTTAACTTTATCTGCAAGTTTAGGTTCAGAAAGTGTCAGTGTCTCGTAAAGTAAACTTATTTGTAGCCACCCCTTGCTACGGAAGTATGCTAACGGAAGACTATTTTCACAGTATACTGGACTTACAAAACTTTTGTCGTGAAGAGGAAATAGGTTTAAACATACAAACTCTAGGACAAGAGTCTCTCGTTACCAGAGCCAGAAACACTCTGGTGGCAAATTTTTTAGACAACGATAGCTTTACTCATCTGTTGTTTATCGATGCGGACATTGGATTCGATGCAAAATCTTTAAAAAGATTTTTAGAATACGACCAAGAGGTATTGTGTGCACCCTATCCAATGAAACTTATAAGCTGGGATATGATACCCAAACTTATAGAAGAGGGAAAAGATTACAGAAATTTATGTCATCCTTATGTTTTAAACTTCGCAAACAAAGGTGAGATAAATATACAAAAAGGCTTTGCAGAAGTTTTAGATGCAGCCACAGGTTTTATGTTAATAAAGAGAGAGTGTCTCCTCAAAATGAAAGAGGCATATCCCGACTTAAAATATAAAACAGACCAGATAATTAACAACAAAGAATTTGATTCAGAGAATACATACTTATTCTTTGACACGATGAAAGATGATGACGGAAGATACTTATCAGAAGACTACGCATTCTCAAGAAGATGGCAAAAAATTGGAGGGAAAATCTATGCAGACATCGGCTCCAAAATCACCCACTTCGGCTCCTACCGATATTCAGGAGAACTCTGGAAGCACTTCAACTTCCCCAAAAGTTAAAAACGTAGTCGTTCCCGTAACGGGATTAAACTTTAAAATCACGAAAGGTTAACAATGGCAGACGCAGTAGCAAAACCTGTGAAAACAGCAGTAGTTAGAAATCCTGTAAAGGGATACATCAGAAAAGTCACTCCAGAGGAGATGGTTAAGTATGAGGAACGAGAAGAAAGATTAAAAAAAGAAGGTAAAAAATAATGGCAGATGATGCAACTGTAAATATTACGGCAACAATATTACCAGATGAAATAGCAAAAACGATTACGGGCACTGTAACTATTAGCCCAGCGGATGCTAATGATAAATGGTACTACAAGTTGACTAGTGTTTCTAACTCTAGCACTGACTTAATTGCTGGATACTTTACAGATTACACAGCTGTCGATGACGACACCGCACCCACAGCAGTGGCAACAGCAGATAAGGTAAACTTTCTATTTATAAAAAACACAGACACATCCAACGATATTTACATTGTATTGGATGGTGGCACAGCATCAACATCAGTAAGCGATGGTATAAAAATTGCAGCGGGTCACTCATGGTATGGTAACCTACCCAACACAACAGTGGCAGATATACACGCAATATCATCTACCTCTACTGTTACCTGTATTGTTTGTGCTTTATTGGATGACGTGGCATAGGAGATTATCATGGCAACAATGACATTTTCATCACTCACTCAAGATATTAAAGACTGGATGGAGAATGATGGCTCAGAGTTTTCTAACGAAACAGCAAACTTTATTTCTCTAGCAGAACAGAGAATATCAAGAGATGTAGACCCTTATGCATTTCACGAGGCAGCAAACTCTAGTTTTAATGTTGGAGACAGATTTGTTAGTAAACCAACAGACGCTAAAATAATTTTTCACTTTTTGCTAATTAACTCAAGTGGAGAGAGGGTTTTCTTAGAAGAGAGAACGGATGAATTTATTTACGATTACTGGAAAAACTCATCAAGCACAGGAACACCAAAGTATTGGGCAAACTACACAGACACAGCTATCTTAGTTGCACCAACACCAAGTGCAGCTTTAAATATTGAGATGACTTACTCCAGAAGATTGGCAGAGTTATCCAGCACGAATACAACAAACTGGCTGACTGAGAATGCACAAGATTTATTACTCTATGCTTGCTTGATGGAGGCTTCAACCTTTACAAAAAATAGAGAAGACTATGCTATCTATACGCAGAGATATCAAGTTGCAGTTGAGTCTGTCAACAATCAAGCTAGAAGAAGAAGAAGAGATGACTTTACATCCCCCGCTAATGTGATGGGAGAAAATTATATACAACCAAATCAAACATAGGAGATAAAACAACATGGCAATTACACAAACATTGACTAATGTATTTAAACAAGATTGCTTAGACGGAGCACAAAATTTAGGAAATGGTGGAGATACAATCAAGATTGCACTGTACACATCTAGTGCATCACTAGATGCAGACACCACCGCATACACAACATCAAACGAAGTTTCTGGAACTGGCTATACAGCAGGGGGAGCAACTCTCTCTAGTCAAGCGGTTTCATTAGATACAAGCAACAGTGTTGCATTTTTTGATGCGGCAGACCCAAGTTTTACATCTGCAACAATTACTGCAAGAGGAGCACTTATTTATAATAATAGTAAGTCCAATGCAGCGATAGCAGTATTAGACTTTGGCTCTGATTTCTCATCATCAAACGGAACTTTTACAGTACAGTTTCCTACAGCAGCACACAACACAGCACTGATAAGGATTAGTTAATGGCTAGCGGCACTGGTGGATGGAACGCTGCAGCTTATGGCGATGACGGATGGAATGACGGTATCGTTTTAAGTGAAACAGGAATAGCAGCAACTTTAGCTTTAGGAACAGAACAAGCGTCTGGTAGTGCACAAATTAATCAAGTGGGCTTTGATAACCTTAGAATAAGTTTAGCTGATTTATCAGCACAGATATCAGGAACGGCTGTTATTAATACTGTAACAGGAACATCAGGAACAGGCACAGTGGGCACTGTAAAATTATGGTCTCTTATTGATACAACATCAGGAGGAGACGAAACATGGAGCATAGGAGTAGCAAACTAAATGGCTAATAGTTATACACAATTAGGATTTGTCAAACAGGCAGATGGAGAGAATATAGGAACATGGGGTGATGTTCTTAATCAACAACTCATTGATTTGCTGGATGATGCCATCGGTGGATATGTTGAAGTTAGTGTAGCCTCTGGCAATGTTACTTTAGCTTTCGCTGACGGAACAGCAGATGACAACGGTAGACACGCAGTAATTAAATTTACTGGTTCTCCTGGAACATCAAGAACTGTCACACTTCCAAACAAACAAAAAACATATTATATAATTAATGGTTCGGATGATTCAGTTGTATGCACAGCAGGAACTGGAGCAGAAACAGTTACTTTACTAACTGGTCAAAAAGATATTATTTATGTTGATGGCAGTGATGAAGTGCACAGTATTTTACAAGAGGGTGCAGTAAGTGAAAAACTTATTTCATCTCAAACTGCAATTACATCAGGTATAGACAGTTCAAACGACCAATTATTGTTAAGAGATAACAGTGCTTCTGCATTAAAGAAAGTTTCTATTGCAAGTGTTTTTAGCAGTGTTGGGGGTTTAACAGACGTATCTGGAGATTCTACTCCTCAATTAGGCGGTGATTTAGATGTCAATGGTAACGATATAGTTACTACATCAAATGCAGATATAGATTTAGCACCGAATGGAACGGGTAAAGTTGTTGTCAAAGGTAATAGTAACCCAGGCACAGTTGTATTTAATTGTGAAAGCAATTCACATGGACAAACTGTAAAATCACAACCACACAGTGCTAGTGTAACAAACGTATTAACATTACCCGCAGGTGGCGACCAAGAATTAGTTGGGACAACAGCCACACAAACTTTAACAAATAAAACATTAGCAATAACATCTCTTGATATAGATGGCGGCACAGATATTGGTGCTGACTTAGCTGATGCTGATTTATTAGTAGTTGATGATGGTGCTGGCGGAACAAATAGAAAGATGGCAGCGTCTAGAATTCAAACTTATATTGAAGGCAAAATTAGCGGTGATATAACAATTTCAAGCGGCACAGCTGCAATTGGCTCTGGTGTGATTGTAAACGCAGACATCAATGCTAGTGCTGCAATAGCAGATTCTAAATTAGCCACAATTACAACGGCTAACAAAGTTGGTTTAGCTGCTCTGGATATTGACGGTGGTTCGGACATTGGAGCAGATTTAACAACATCAGATTTAATAATAGTAGATGATGGTGCGGGTGGCACAAATAGAAAAGCTGCATTATCAAGAGTAGTAACTTTAATGTCAGCACAAGGATTTTCACAAGAAGACCCAACAGCATTGGCAATCGCATTAGGATAGGAGAATAAATGGCAAATACATTTAAAACAGTAACAAAAGCAGGAGTTACTAGTGAAGATGTTATCTATACTGTAGCCAGTTCTACAACAACTGTAGTTCTTGGTGTGATGGTAGGTAATACAACTACTAGTCAAATCACTGCCACCGTTACCTTGAGTTCAAATACTTCGAACAGAGCAGGAGCAAATGATGAAGCTAACCAAGACGTAGAGTTAGTAACTAATGCACCTATTCCTGTAGGAGGTACACTTGAATTATTATCAGGTAATAAAATTGTTATGGAGACAACAGATGTTTTAAAACTAACTGCATCTGGTGCTGCTGACATTG